CAGCACGTATGCGTTATATCAAAGAGTATTACAACGCCGCCAGTGATGGTCTTTTTACTCTTGCTACTCCTGTACTCGCTGGCCTTGGTACTCCTACCAAACAGTTTAGTAGCTGTGTTCTTATTCGTAGCGATGACGATCTCGACTCTATTTTTGCCTCTGGGGAAATGATGGCCAAGTATGCCAGTAAACGTGCGGGGATTGGATTGGAAATCGGTCGACTACGCCCATTGGGCTCCCCAATTCGCGGTGGCGAAATTATGCACACAGGTATGATACCATTCCTGAAAAAATGGTTCGGCGACTTAAGGAGTTGTAGTCAAGGTGGAATTCGTAATGCTAGTGCTACTGTCTTTTATCCTATTTGGCACCATCAGTTTGATGATCTCATTGTTCTTAAGAACAATCAAGGAACAGAAGAAACCCGTGTTAGACACATGGACTATGGAGTTGTCCTCTCGGCCTTTTTCTGGAGACGTTTTAAGAATAAAGGAGACATTACGTTCTTCGATCCAAATGAAGTACCAGACTTGTACGAAGCCTTCTATCAAAATACAGAACGATTCGAAGAGCTGTATGTAAAGTACGAAAAGCAATCAGGTCTACGTAAGAAGACTATGAGTGCTGAAGAAGTATTCAAGAGCGGCATACTTAAAGAGCGTACTGATACTGGACGTATCTATCTAGTGTTCGTCGATAATGTTATGAATCAAGGACCATTTGATCCTGAGTACCATACAATTTACCAGAGTAATCTTTGTTGTGAAATTCTTTTACCTACTAAGTCTTTTAAGCGTCTCGATGACGCTGATGGTCGCATTGCTTTATGTACGTTGGGTAGTATTAACTGGGGAGCTTTCCGCAATCCAGAAGATATGCGTAGGGCTTGCCGTATACTTCACCGCAGTCTCAACAATATCCTTGATTATCAAGACTTCTTGAGTATTCAAAGTAAACTAAGCAATGATGAGATTCGCCCACTAGGTATTGGAATCACTAACTTAGCCTACTGGCACGCCAAGCGTAGCTACAAATATGGCGAAAAGGATGCGCTACATGATGTTAAGAGCTGGATGGAACACCAAGCATTTTATCTAACAGAAGCAAGTGTAGAGTTGGCTAAAGAAAGAGGCGCCTGCCAGCATAGCTCACACACCCGATACGGCCAAGGAACATTCCCGTGGGAACTACGTGCTAAAGGTGTCAACGACTTGACAGACTTTGCTCCAGAATTAGATTGGGAGACACTACGCACACAGATGAAAGAGCATGGAGTTCGTAATGCTACACAAATGGCCGTTGCTCCAGTGGAGTCTAGTAGTGTAGTCATTGACAGTACTAACGGTATCGAAATGCCTATGAGTTTGATTAGCGTGAAAGAAAGCAAAGCAGGATCGTTTGTACAAGTTGTTCCTGAATACCACAAGTTAAAGAACAAATATCAAATGATGTGGGAACAGAAAGACTGCGACGGTTACTTGAAAACAGCGGCCGTTATTGCCGCCTATGTTGACCAATCAATCAGCACTAATACTTTTTATAACCCAGCACATTTTGCGGACCGTAAAGTTCCAACTACACTAATTGCTAAGAACTTAATGCTTGCCCACTACTGGGGATTGAAAACATTCTACTACAGTTTGATTAACAAACAGGGCAGTAAGCAAGTTGCTGAAATAGCACCTGAGCAAACACAAATCAACGGCGTACAAGTAAATGGATATCACTACGAAGAGTTAGAAGACGATTGCGAGGCCTGTAAGCTATGAGCTATTCGGACAAGGTAATTGACCATTATGAAAATCCCAGGAATGTCGGATCTTTTGATAAGAGTGATACTGATATTGGTACTGGTATGGTTGGCGCACCTGCTTGCGGCGACGTAATGAAACTTCAAATAAGGGTTGACCATGATACAGGTATTATTACAGATGCAAAATTTAAAACGTATGGCTGTGGATCGGCTATCGCGAGTTCGAGTCTCATTACAGAATGGGTCAAAGGAAAAACACTTGACCAAGCCGGAGCAATCAAAAACTCCGAAATCGCCGAAGAATTAGCATTGCCTCCGGTCAAGATACATTGTTCAATTCTAGCAGAAGATGCTATCAAGGCGGCCGTAAATGATTACCGTAACCGACACAGCGTCTAAAAGAATTAAGCAAACATTAGACAAGCGTGGAAAAGGCGTTGGTATTAGGATTGGCGTAAAAACTACAGGTTGCTCTGGATTAGCTTATGTGTTAGAATATGTAGATAGTATAGAGTATGAAGTAGGTGTAACAAATTATGCCCAACCTGATTTTGCAGTACTAGTAAGTTTTAAAGACGAGCCTTATTTAAAAGGGCTAACAATGGATTGGGTCCGCAACGGCCTAAACGAAGGATTTGAATTTAACAACCCTAACGAACGAGATCGTTGTGGTTGTGGAGAAAGTTTTAGAGTATAAAATAATGTTAGAAACAATATGTGACATAATGGTAGACGCTTATAAGCGTAATTGGATTACCAGCCGTGATGGCAACGTAAGCATTCGCCATCACGACCGTGACCACTTTTACATTACACCGAGTGGTGTGCGTAAACAAACATTACAACCGGATCAATTTAAGAAGATTGGTATTGAAACAGGATACTGGGGGCAACCGCCGACTAGATATCACGCAACCAAAGAGTTAGAGTACACTGAAATCAGTGCCAATCTAAAGCCTAGCGGAGAACTACCATTACACTTTGGCTTACAAAAAGAAATGGGACAGCATACAGGAGAAGTCCGTGTAGTAGTACACGTTCATCCTACTTACTGTATTGCCGCCATGCATGCCGGAATTGATTTGAGCACAATTAGTGATGCGTTTCCAGAACTCAATCGTTATACTAAGGTAGCACCAAACGTTGGAGATGTTGCTCCTATCAGTCAAGAGCTTGCTGATGGATGCCACCAGAATCTCAAGTTAGATAGAGATGGCAATATTGCCTACGACATTGTGGGTATTAAAGGACACGGAGTAGTTGCTATTGATACAACACCGTGGCGTGCCTATGAGCACATAGAAAGATTAGAACACATTTGCAAGATAGTACTTGCTTCAGGAAAATATTAATGAGCAAACAACAATATAATTTAAACACAAAGACAGACTACTTGAATCGTAAGATGTTTCTGGACCCGGCAGGCCCGGTTACAATACAACGATTTGAAGAAGTAAAATATAAAAAGATTGCCGACTTTGAAGCAACGGCTCGCGGCTTCTTTTGGCAACCAGAAGAGATTAGCCTAACTAAAGATGCCAATGACTTTAAGGATGCCAGTGAGGCTATTAAACATATTTTTACTAGTAACCTATTACGTCAGACAGCATTGGATAGTTTACAAGGGCGTGGTCCAAGTCAAATTTTTATGCCTGTTGTATCACTGCCAGAACTAGAAGCATTGATTTATAACTGGACATTCTTTGAGACAAACATTCACAGTAAAAGTTATAGTCACATTATTCGTAACATCTACAATGTGCCCAAGGATGTATTCAATACAATTCATGACACTAAAGAAATTGTAGACATGGCATCTAGTGTTGGCAACTACTATGAAAAGCTACATCGAATTAACTGCATGAAAGAAATGGACGGATCAGTTAATGAGAAAGAACATATCAAAGCAATTTACATGGCACTACACGCCAGCTATGCCCTAGAAGCCTTCCGCTTTATGGTTAGCTTTGCTACTAGTTTGGCCATGGTCGAGAACAAGATCTTTATCGGTAACGGCAATATTATTAGTTTGATCCTACAAGACGAACTACTACACAAAGGATGGACTGCCTACTTGATCAACCAAGTGGTTAAAGAAGACGCAAGGTTTGCCGAAGTGAAAGCAGAATGTGAACAAGAAGTGTATAATTTATACATGGATGTTATCCGAGAAGAAAAAGATTGGGCTACTTACTTGTTCAAGATGGGTCCAGTTATTGGACTTAATGCTAATATCTTGCGTGACTTTGTAGACTATACAGCAGTTGGTGCACTGAAAGAAATTGGTATCAAGTATAATAACCCTGCGCCAAAGACAACACCAATTCCGTGGTTTAATAAACATACCGATACTAGTAAGAAACAAACAGCCTTACAAGAAAGCGAATCAACTAACTATGTTATCGGAGTAATGAGTGAATCATTAGACTACGATGACTTACCAGCATTATAAGAAGGAAATTATGAAAGCAACAATATGGTCTAAGTACCACTGCCCTTATTGCGACCAAGCTAAGGCACTACTATCACAAAAAGGAATTCCGTTTACGGAACACAAAATCGGCGACGGCTACACTAGAGAAGAATTACTAGAAGCAGTACCTAATGCCAGAACTGTTCCACAAATATTCTTAGACGATAAATTAATAGGCGGGTTTACAGAACTCAAACAACATTTCGAAAAGGTATAATATGTTTATTTCAAAAGGTTTCGCAGAAGGCGAAGTAGTCACACTCAAACTAACAAGCGGCGAGGAAATTGTTGCCAAGTTAGTAGAAGATGGGCCGTTACATTACAAATTAAAAAACCCACAGGTTATTGGCATGGGGCCAAAAGGTCCAGGACTAATGCCATACTTGTTTACAGTAAGTCCTGATAAAGAAATCAAACTACAAAAATCAACAGTTACAGTAGCCGAGCCGACTGACAAACAATTTGCTGATCAGTTTATCGAGTCTACGACTGGTATTGCGCTAGCATAAATATTAGTTTAAGGGACCACAATGGCTACAGAACCGATTAGTTATTACCAAGATTATAGCAGTTATTATGCTACTATTGGCACAGCCCTAAGTACGATTGCCACAAATTCAACGTCAATCAAAGATAATATAGCGTTGATTAAGGATTCGCTAGCCACTATTGCTACTCAGACAACAACTATTGCTACTCAAACAACAACCCTTGCTACGCAAACAACAACAGTGGCAAGCCAAACAACAACCCTTGCCTCAAATAGTACGACTATCACTGGCTTGGCAACTGGTAATGGTATACATATCGTTGGCGCCTACGATGGATTTGGTATGGTTTCACTATATCGTCTACTAATTGAACAGGCCAAGATCCTTGATAATGCTGGGACGACAGCGACTCCTGCTCAAATACAAGCATCATTGGACGAAGTTACTAGAGTAGTAGGTCAAATCCGAGCTAACATTCCTAAGGAATTTTAATGCCAGGTGTAGCAAGAGATGCCGGTACAGACGTTGCTGGCGGCGCCATCATCCAAGGCTCTGGCAACGTCTTTGTTGAAGGCAAACCGATAGTAAGAATAGGTGATGCGATTGCTGGACATGGCCGCGGCCCACACTCCGGCCCAGTAATGGCGTCGGGTAGCGGCAATGTTTTTGCCAATAACATATCCGTTAGCAGAGCAGGCGACACAGCCACTTGCGGACATCCTGCTAGCGGCTCCGGAACTGTTTTTGCCAATTAACTAGACATTTATTTCCTAGCCTGTTACAGTAGATATAAGTACTCTGTACTCACATTAAAGGAAATAAAATGGCTACAAACAAATACGCAGAATTCACAGCAATCATCGAAGCAATGGAAGCAGACTTCGAAAAGTTTTACGATAAAGAAGTTGGTGCTGCCGGAACTCGCGTTCGCAAGCATTGTCAAGATTTGGCAAAGCTGTGTAAAGATACACGTAACGATGTTACCGCAGTTAAAAACGCTCGCAAAGAAGTAAAATAAGTCAACTAAATATTAGTCTAAGGCGTTATTATATTATAACGCAGGAGATTGTTATGAAGAAACTTATTACTGTATTCATATTGTGCGCCGGATTTGCTGTTCCGGCCGTTGCTGGTCCGCACGGACATTACGGCAATTGGCACCATCGCGGCGGGCATAATCCTTGGGTGTGGGTTGCTCCAGCAATAGTAGGAGGAGTTATTGGTTATGAGATTTCTCGTAATCAACCTCCTGTTGTTATACAGCAACAACCAGTTATTGTTCAACAACCTGTATATTCTACACAATATCAAAATTGTACAGCATGGGTTGAAACTCAACATCCGGATGGGTCTATCACTAGAACACGTACCTGCTCTTAATGAATTTTTATCCAATAACAATAGTTGATAATTTTTACAAAGATCCAGACGAAGTTAGAAAGTTAGCACTAGCACAGACTTACTATCCTGCTAGCGAACTAGACAACAGTGAAGGTATATTTCCAGGCAAACGTACTCATGAGCTTGGGTCTATAGATAGCGACTTTTTTCGTTATTCGGTAGACAAGCTCATTGGTGTATTTCATGATTACAGTACGCAGACTGTAAAATGGAATATTTCAAATAAGTTTCAACTAATAGATGCTAGCTATGATTCAGATTGGATACACTCCGATGTGGGTTGTATGTTTGCCGCTATTATTTACTTAACGCCCAATGCTCCATTAACTGCTGGCACTAGTATATACCAACCAAACTCAAAGTTTGATAAAAAGATTTACGAACAATTGAATCACGAAAAGTTTGAATTGTATAAATCGAACAAGTACACAGAATCTAAGAATACTATTAACAACATGTTTACCGAAACAGTACGAGTTAATAATGTCTACAATCGACTATTAGTGTATGAAGCAGAACAATTCCACGGTGGGCATGGCTTCTTCGGCCATAACAATATAGATTCACGCCTTACCCAAATATTTTTTATCAAGACACTCGATACAGACTCGTATCCTTTAAAAAGAGCTTGACTCTAGTGTCTAGTTATAGTATAATAATTATATTGTTAACTATTGGAGAACAATTTGAGTATGCATTTAGAAGGTCCGTGGCTTAGTACCACCGGTAAACGAAAAGGCAAACAGAAATTTGCTTCGGCAGAACACGCAAGGAAGGCTAGAGAATTGGACGAATCTTGGAAAGAGCTACAGAAAAAATGGGCGGTAGAAGCAGAAGATAAAAAGCGTAATCGTGCACTGACGGCGCCTAGTCTGAGTGGCAATTACAAGCTAACCATTCCAGAAGGCCGAAATACAACTGCCCATATTAAGAGTGTGAACACCGGTGGTAATGCTACGCTAGCACCGCCTAAAGTTTATACAGGCACTAAAGTAAAAGGTATTGCTACTATGCATAAAAGCAACGCTGTACCTGTTTTTAGTGACGAAGAAGCAGTGGAAATTTCCCGAATGAGGAGATGACTACGGGCTAAGTATAAAGTAGTTGTTTTTCCATGGTGGAAAAGGACTAACTATATAACGAGCCCTAAAAAGCAAGGCTGACCTACAAGGAGAAAGTAAACAGCCCATAGACAACCCGATGGTACTAGCGATACCTCATCCAGCGTAAAGGAGACTACAATGATACGCATCATAAAAACATTAGCAATTCTTTTATCAATTGTGATAATTGGATTAACAACAGTTAAAGCTGTAACATACAAATTGGATAACTTGAGATCGGCTCAAGTGGAAGCAAGCCAAGTTACAGCCAAAATGAGACAAACACAACTAGACTGTCTCGCCCGAAATATCTACCACGAAGCAGGCTACGAGCCGTTTGAAGGAAAGGTAGCAGTTGCCCAAGTTACTTTAAACAGAGTTGAAAGTGGCCAATTTCCAAGTGAAATCTGCCGGGTGGTTTATCAAAAGAACATAGTGTACGAAAAGGTGCTTTGCCAGTTCAGCTGGTACTGCGATCAAGCAAGTTTACACAAGCCTATGAACGGCGCAGTCTATACAGAAAGTATGGAAGTGGCAAAGAAAGTACTGTTAGAAGGATTTAGATTACCTTCAGTTAAACATGCTCTTTATTTCCATGGAGATTACATCAACCCAAAATGGGGCAAACAACCTGTGGCTAAAATCGGCCGCCACATTTTTTATAATTGAGAACTACTATGAACATTGAAAAAACTAAACAATTTGTACATGATGCGTTTGATCCAAATATGTGGGTCAAGAGCATTAAAGAGCACATGCCACAAATTTCAGCAGAAACTGCTGGATGGTGTGCCGTTGTATTGCTACACCTAGCTACAATTCCTACTATGATTGCGATTATGACAGGGCTAACTGAAAAAATGCCCCCTGTGGACATGGTGTTATTCAGCTGGGCAGGGCTATTCTTGTTCTTTATCAAAGCTACAATCCAGAAGGATTTGCTTAATGTTGTAACAATCGGCTTTGGATTCTTTGTGCAAGCTTCCTTGATGGCTTTGATCATATTCAAATAAATACATTAATAAACAGGAGCAGAAAATGCCATCAGGATTTCAACAAGATACTAACCAATTACAACCAGACTTCTATAGAGTAGCAATCGATACAAGTTCAGGTACATATTTCCCTACTGCTGACGGTAACACCAACGGCAGTATTACTCCAAACGGATGGGACGCTATCGCAACAGCACCGACCACGTTGATTAAATCAAAAGCACGTAGCCGTGGAGTTATGCGTTTTCGCAATATCGTCAATGCCTTAAGTGGATTGGGCGATTGTCAAATTTTAGACATTACAATGACAGGCGAAACAGACGGTGATTCACAGCCAACAGCTTGTACATTCACTGTTAAGTTTGACCGTGATTCATTTATTCCATTAACTGGCGCATATCAAGGCACAACTATTGTGGGTAATGATATTAACAATGCCGCAATGGACACTATTGCCAAAGTAATTAAAAATGAAATTGCCAAGGCAATGCGTTTGACAACCACAGCTTCGTGTAGAGTATATGATCCAACAGTTATTGGAGGCACCCAGTTAAGTTTAACAGCCGCACCAGGAACAATGACTGCCGCGCAGACGCTCGGCCTTATTACTGTATCTTTAATTGATACAGTTACTCTAGTTAACGCTTAAGGATTAAGAAAATGGCACGATTTAAAATTACAGTCAATATGGACCCTACTACTTCCGTAGCCGCATGGCCCAGTGTTGATGAAACTCCAGATGCAGATCCGGCAACAATGGGCGGAATAAGTCCATACGAATGGACAGATCTACACCACCCGCCGACATCGGTTGAGTATGCGCTAGCTTTATCTCAAGCAGTGTACCGCTGGACCAAAATGACTGAACAGTTGACAAAAGCTGGTACCTTCCGCAATTTTAATGAAACTGCTGTAGGCATTGAAATAGCCGATCACCAAGCTACCAGTATTTCATTTGAAGTTATGTGGGTAATTGATCCACTACCAGTGTATCAATACTATATGGAAACAACCCAAGGAAATCTTATCGGGTTCGACGGCCAAGCAATCAATACTAATGAACGTGCCATTAAACAAATGATCACAGCTGGCATTTGTCACGGTGGTTCAGCAGGCGCAACTATAATGTGGCGCAAATACAATCCACGTCGTTGGAACGAAGAAAACTGTACAATCTTATTAAAACAGCCCGATGTTCCTGCTAAAGTATTTCAAGACATCACAGTTGAAATAGTTTCTTAAGGATACAATGATACTAGCTTGGCTGTTACTCCTTACTGGTCTTGTCATTTCAGCGGTCGCAATTTACTACTCAGTAGTAGGTTTGACCGCTATATTTTCTGCGGCAGTAATTCCTATTATCATTATGGGATCTGCCTTGGAAGTGGGTAAACTTGTCTGCGCCTCTTGGCTAAAAGCTAATTGGGAGAAAGCTCCACGTTTTATAAAGTACTATATGATCTCTGCGGTCATAGTATTAATGCTGATTACCAGCATGGGTATCTTTGGATTCCTTAGTAAAGCACACAACGACCAAAACTTAGTATCGGGTGATGTTCAGAGTAAGATTGCTATCTACGACGAAAAAATCAAAACAGAAAGAGAGAACATAGATGCTAATCGCAAAGTGCTCAAACAGCTTGATGAATCAGTGGATCAAGTTATGGGTCGCAGTTCGGACGAAAAGGGCGCAGAAAAAGCCGTTGCCATTCGAAAAGCCCAGCAGAAAGAACGTGGTCGCATCGCTCAGGACATTACAGAATCTCAAAAGAGAATCGCAACACTTAACGAAGAACGGGCACCGATTGCCGCTGAGGTTAGGAAAGTTGAAGCAGAAGTTGGGCCAATAAAATATATTGCCAAGTTTATCTATGGCGATCAAGGCGCCGACGAGAATTCATTAGAACGAGCAGTAACATGGATCATTATAATGATTGTTATAGTGTTCGACCCGCTAGCAGTTATTATGCTACTAGCCGCACAGATGACATTTGGTTGGAAACAGGATGAGGAAGAAGTTCCTTTAGTACACGATACTGTTCCTGTTCACGTTACTCCTACAGTAGAAGAACAAGCGCAGTTGGACCCATTTCCAACATACGAAGAAATTACACCAACACACACAGAAGTTCCAAGCGAAACGCCGTTGACTGCACTAGGGGGTGATATAACAGCACCGGAGCCGCAAGAGCAAAATGTTAAAACTGAGCTCGCCCAATGGAACTCAATGCTTGAAGAAGCAGAGCGAGCTGCACTAGCAGAAACAGAAGTAAAAACAACTGTAGAAGATCGTGTAGCTCGCGGTGATTCCTATATCAATACTACTGGTACGGAAGTAGCTTTAGAGGAATCAAAAAAAAAGACATACATGACCAAGGATCCAACGGGACAAGTTCAATTGAAGAGCCGATAGGCTATGTACAAAACAGTGAACAGACAACCGGATCTTTGTGGCAACGTATATTGAAAAAACGTAGTGACGACATTTTTAAACCGATTGATAGATTATACATCGAAATGGATCGAGATAAATTTGAAGGCATTAAAGTTAACTCAGAAGAAGAACCAGAGTTAAAAACTTTTATAAATGATATACAACAGGGTAAGTCGAAGTTTGATGATTACCCACATGAACAACTAGAGTACTTCGCAAGCAGGATATATGAACTTAGGAAAAATAACAGTAATAACGCCACCTGACAAATTGTTTAATTTAACATTATCCTATTTGTTAGTTCACCCATCGTTACACGTTAAGCAACAATTTCAAGCTATTTTAAGTAAAAGTATAGATGACATAAACATCTTTATCTACGATCAAGACGATAGCGATATTAGCTGGTTATTAAGTGTAGCACAACAAGTTGATATGCTAATAATCGATGTTGATAATTGCGACCCGACTACACAAAAGTTTGTCACATTTATGCTGGCACAACCAAATGCACACTATATAACTAGTGATGAAATCACACCATACAATTTAATATCTAAAAATAGAATTTATGACTTAGATCAAATTGTAGAACAATTAATGGAAGAAGACGACGATGATATACAAGAAGAGTAAAGGTACCGGGATTACTGTTAAGGAAAATGAAAACATTAATCAGGCACTACGCCGATTTAAGCGTAAGGTAGAAGAAGCAGGTACTTTGGATACACTACGTGAGAAAGAGTTTTATGAAAAACCAACTACAGCACGTAAACGTGCCAAAGGTGCCGCCAAAGCACGTTGGCGCAAGAAACTCGAAAAAGATCAATTACCACCAAAATTGTATTGACATTGTGTTGTATTCCTGCTATAATGTAAGTTCAAAATAAAGAAAGAGCTTACATGGCAAATACAGACATAATGATTGACTTAGAGACACTGGCGACATCAACTGATGCCGCCATTCTTACCATTGGAGCAGTAAAATTTGATCCGTTTGGTAGGGAACAAACAGACCCTGCTATGGTGCCTTTTTATACGCGAGTGGACCTTGATAGTTGTCATGAGCTAGGTTTAGTAACTAACGACGATACTATTGCTTGGTGGTCCAATCAAAGTAAAGAAGCACAAGAGGAAGCATTTGGCGAAGACAATCGTATTCCAATTACACAGGCCTTTGAACAACTTTATAAATTTTGTTGGGGCGCCAAACGTGTATGGAGTAACGGCAGCGTATTCGATATTATGATTTGCGAACACGTATTCCGTAAAATTGGCAAAGCAGTTCCTTGGCAGTTCTGGCAAATCCGAGATGTGCGTACTGCGTTCGACTTGGGTATCAATCCACAACGTGCCACAGTTACAGCCCACCACGCTTTATCAGATGCTTGGGATCAAGCAGTTGGTATTCAAAATGTATACAATACACTACGTACTAGCACAACAAAAGACGGCGACTATATCGCCCCTTTCGCTAATCAGAGGTAATATGGATTCACAAATTAAAGAAGTAATGGACATTCTCCAAGAAGAATGTGCTGAAGTTATTCAAGCGGTAAGTAAAATTAGTCGTTTTGGCCTAGATAATCTTAAGCCAGGTAAACCCAAAACTAACAGGGAACACTTGGAAGAAGAGCTGGGCGACATGATGGCTATGGTAGAAATACTACAAGAGTTAGATATTGTAAGTTTTACCAATATCGAACGTGCGGCAGAAGCTAAACGTGAAAAACTTAAACAATGGTCAAATATTTTCAAAAATGAGGCCGAACAGGCATAAATAAATTTGTAGTGCGCCGTAAGGGCCTACATATTTCTTGCTTAAATAAAGGAGAACAATTATGAGCAAAATCATCGGTATCGACTTAGGTACAACAAATAGCTGTGTAGCAATTCTAGAAAACGGAGTTGCTAAAGTAATCGAAAACAGCGAAGGTGCTAGAACAACACCATCGATCATTGCGTATACAAAAGACGAAGTCTTAGTTGGCGCAACAGCAAAACGACAAGCAGTCACAAATCCAAAGAATACAATCTACGCAAGTAAGCGCCTTATTGGCCGCAAGTTTGACGAAAAAGAAGTACAAAAAGACATTGGCTTAATGCCATATAACATTGTCAAAGCAGACAATGGTGATGCTTGGATCGAAGCAAATGGCGAGAAGTTGGCACCACAGCAAGTGTCTGCGGAAGTGTTACGCAAAATGAAAAAGACAGCAGAGGACTATTTGGGTACTACAGTTACCCAAGCAGTTATCACCGTGCCTGCTTACTTTAACGATAGCCAACGCCAAGCAACTAAAGACGCAGGTAAGATTGCTGGACTAGAAGTCCTGCGTATTATCAACGAACCAACAGCGGCTGCTCTTGCCTACGGTGTTGACAAACAAGACAAGCGTGATCGTAAGATTGCTGTATATGACTTGGGTGGTGGTACATTTGATATCTCTATCATTGAAATTGCCAACATTGACGGCGACAAGCAAATCGAAGTATTGTCAACAAACGGCGATACCTTCCTAGGCGGTGAGGACTTTGACCAAGCTATTATGGATTACCTAGTAGCAGAGTTTAAGAAAGACAACGCAGTGGACTTGAAACAAGATATGCTTGCTCTACAACGTTTGAAAGAAGCCGCAGAAAAGGCCAAGATTGAATTGTCTAGTTCAGCTAGTACAGACATTAACTTGCCATACATTACAGCAGACGCAACAGGTCCTAAGCACATGAACGTCAAGTTGACTCGTGCTAAGTTTGAACAGATGGTCGAGAAGTTAATTGAACGTTCAATCGATCCATGTAAAGTTGCTATGAAAGATGCCAACGTAACAGCCGCAGACATTGATGAAGTTATCCTTGTTGGCGGACAAACACGTATGCCTAAGGTACAAGAAGCAGTTGAAAAATTGTTTGGCAAGCAACCACGCAAGGATGTTAACCCAGACGAAGCTGTGGCCGCAGGCGCTGCAATCCAAGGTGCTGTACTAGCAGGCGACAAGACAGACGTATTGTTGTTGGACGTGACTCCATTGACACTAGGTATTGAAACAATGGGCGGTGTGTTTACCAAGTTGATTCAAAAGAACACAACTATTCCAACTAAGCACTCACAAGTATTCTCAACAGCAGAAGACAATCAGCCAGCAGTTACTATTAAAGTAGCGCAAGGCGAACGTGAGTTGTTTAAGTACAACAAGTTATTGGGTGAATTTAATCTGGAAGGTATCAATGCCGCTCCACGTGGAACTCCACAGATTGAAGTTACACTTGATATCGACGCAAACGGTATTCTTAACGTAAGTGCCAAAGATAAAAACACTGGCAAAGAAAATAAGATTACTATCAAATCCGATTCTGGATTAACTGAAGCTGAGATCCAGCGTATGGTTCGCGAAGCAGAAGAAAACGCAGAGTCAGATAAAAAGGCAAAAGAATTGATCGAAGCACGTAACGGTGCTGAAGCACAAGTTCATTCTGTTAAGAAAGAGTTTGACGCTTACAAAGATCAACTCACTGAAGAAGACAAAACAAAGATTGAAGAAGCATTTACTAGTGTTGAAACAGCAACAGCTGGAGAAGACACAGAAGCAATTGGTAAAGCAGTCCAGAGTTTGTTTGAAAGTGCCGCACCGGTGTTTACCAAGAAGCAAGAAGCAGAATCAGCTAAAGCGCAAGCCGAAGCCAAAGCACAGCAGACTGGTGAACAAACAGTAGACGCAGAGTTCAAAGAAGTTGACCCTGCTGATAAGAAGTAATATAATATAAACGTAGGGCGCCTTCGGGGCCCTACATAGTTCTTGCTTAATAAGGAGATAATTATGACACAACTAAGAACAATCGACGCGGCAGCTCTTGCCCAAATAAGTAGAGCACTAGTAGGATTTGATCGTTATTTTAACGTACCAAGTCACACAAATGGTAATTACCCGCCACACAACATTGTAAAATATGACGAAACCCATTACGGAATCGAAATTGCTGTGGCTGGTTTTAGTAGGGAAGAAATTACAGTAGAAGTTGATCAAGATCAGCTTACTGTAAAGGGACGCAAACTAAATCAGTCTGATAGCCGTTTCGAATACCTACATCGTGGTTTGGCCGCTAGAGACTTTGAACAACAATTTACTCTTGCTGAATATATGGAAGTGTATGCGGCAGAAGTTAAGGACGGTATGCTGGTGATTGAAATCATGCGTGTTGTTCCTGAAGCGTTGAAGCCTCGTCAAATCGAAGTTAAATAAATATCACGGGGGAGGAAACTCCCCCTCTTATAAGAAAGAAAAAACTATGCCAATAACAGACATCCAATTAGACGAAAAAGTCAAGGTTACTACTCGAGAGCCTAAAAACTGGAAGGTCATTTTCCTGAATGACGAATCGACTCCGATGAACTTTGTCATACAAGTTCTAATTGAAATTTTTAGGCATACAGATGAGTCGGCAGAAGATGTTACAATGCAAGTACATGAAACAGGTAGTGGCATCGCCGGCGTATACAGTTTTGAAATTGCCGAAGCTAAGGCAGTAGAAGCAACTAACTTGGCTAGACAAAACGGATTCCCATTACAGATTAAATTGGAAGAAGAATGAGTTTAAAAGACCTTACACACGCCGCACATAAATCAGCGGAGACTAAACCGTTTGTTAAAGTGTTATTTTCAGGAAAAATCAATCCTAAACTTTACGCAACGTTTCTTAAAAATCAGCACCCTTGCTATGAGATTTTAGAAGTGTGTGCCATGCCGCATGGTTTACTAAACGACTATCCTGCTATCCGTCGTGCCCCTGCTATTCTAGAAGACTTTATGGAACTATGGGCAGACGACCAAGCACAACCACAAATGTGTCCAACTGTAAACGAGTACATCAAATATATTCTTAGTATCAAAGACGATCCTAAGAAACTATTAGCACACTTGTATGTTAGACACTTTGGCGACTTGAGCGGCGGACAGATGATTGCTAAACGTGTGCCAGGTGCTGGTAAAATGTATCAGTTCGGAGACGATCCTGAGACCATTAAAAATATTCTACGTGCTAAACTAGATGACAGCCTAGCCGATGAAGCTATTGTATGTTTCGAGTATGCTGGTAAGATGTTTGAAGAGATGATGGAATTTGTAGAGTTTGTCGATGAGCCAAAGTAAAGTCTGGGATACACTAATAGAAATTCAGCATCTCCTCGAGGAGTCTTTCGATGCTACTGGAAGAGAAATTCATGAACCTGGTATGGACCGTTTTAATCAGCCGGGATGGGTTAATCGTGTGTGGAGTAGTGATAGATATCGTCGTGCTCACGTTGATGTGGTGGATGCTAGATCGACAAAAGGACTCTGGATGATGCACTGTTGCATCTTTCCACATACACATAATCCTGCTCCAATATACGGCTTCGATGTAGTAGCCGGTAAGAACAAAATGACTGGTTGTTTCCACGATTACAGCCGTGCTGGAGACCCTAACCATCCTATGATGGACTGGTTTGCTGAGGAAATTAGCAAGTTAGAATGGCGTAAGCCACGAGCATTGCCAGAATGGGCAACTAACATATTCAGCCCTAGCATGGTAGCCGCAGGCAATGTTAGCGATGAAGCAGAACTAGAGCAAATCTTTAGTATGGCTAAAACTACATTAGCACATTACTTAGAAACTGTGGCAGAAACTAATAATACCGCAGAAAACACTACAGAAGCGCAGAACTACTATGCTCAAAATCAGAAGCAAAACCCACATACACCCAAAGTTATGGTTAGTTTAGGGCTTAGTGAGGAAGATGTACGGCATTTCATTCAAGAATGTCTGTTCCCGGAGATAGTATAAATATTATACTATGAGATTTCACAATTTTGCTTTTGAATCGATACTTAACGAAGCATCTGCTTTATCGCCTAAAACTTTTTACAAAAAGAATAGATTAGACGCATTAATCACACGACTATTAACACCAACCGAGAAGTTTCTTAAAGTTGACGGGTCATTTACTGCTATTAAAGCAACAGAAAAAGAAATTGCCTACTTAAAACGTCTAGCTAGAACCAATTATGACGGGCAAGGTAACAGTATCAATGACGGATTCATGCCAAATACTATCGGTGGAATCCCGCTTAGCCAACTAGTCAAGACAAATGATTTTGGCGGTAAAAACGTAGGCACAGGCGGTGAAGCTGCAGGTAAAGCCAACATTGGCCCAACTACAGAAGCATTAAAATCTATGGCTATTTTTGCCAAGTTAATTACACGCACTAAACCGAGTATCGATGCCAATGATGTTGTAAAAATAGGCAAACGTCTAAAAGCTGAAGAACAACTAGTACAAAGCGCCAGCGGAAAAGTAACTACAAGCTCTTCTGAAATTGTTGTTAACCCTAAAGAGATTCGCCCAGGTAAAGACGGTAAAGTAATCAAAGATAAAATATCAATTCAAATTAATGTAAGTACTCCTAGCTTTGATAGAGCAGTAACAGTAAGTCCATCGGATGCGGAAGCATGGGGCATTTTACAAGGAATTCTTACATACGTTAATACAGAAACTGATATTGCCAAGTACGGACGTTTCTTTTCACAAAACATCAAACGAGATCCAATACATATTGCAGTGGTCGGACTTAGTGGCGCAAAAACCGATATTAAAACAGTTTATCAAGATGGCATTGATCGAGGTGTTGATGACCAAGGTAATCCAATTGAACGTGAACTTAGCCATCTAAGCATGAGTATTAAAGCTGGTAGCGATATGTATGATCAAGCAAGTGGAAGTACTATCGAAGGCATGTATAAATTCTTTGAAACGTTAGGTTTAGCCAGAGAGCAAGCAGATAACGCTATGAAGGCTGTTAAGTATGCTCCTAAGCCTCGTATGAAAAAAGGCCAAACTGAAGATAAAGCAATTATCAAACAACGTATTTTAGCAGTCAGACAAATCTATGCTGAGGCCGCAGTTGAATTACAAAATGAAATTGGTGGTATGACTGACACTGAAGAAGGTAGTTATATTCATAAGATGCTTACTAAACTGACATCGAGCATACAAGGCAAAGGACGTTTAGTTTATGTTAACTTTGACACTAAAGGTCGCTACCATAAGTTGAATCCAGCACAAATCATACAACTTGCTAAGAGCGTAAACTTGGGTGTTCATTTTGACGAAAGCAAAAGCGAACCTCACATTTACATTAAAGATATGATAAGTGGCAAGTCGATCTTTCACGTTCGACCTGCTATTTTAAAAACAGGACGTATCACACATACATTTGAACTAGATCATTTGTTGGATTTAGTGAACGGAAATATACGTAAACAAGTTGACCCAATAGACAGAGATTCAGAGGCAAAACAAATTTCTGGTCCAAAGGTAGCAACCGTTGCTCCAGTTGCCAAAGCGGCCGCGTCAGACGATGTACAACAAGCAACATCAGGCCCAATGCCTACTACTCCAGTTGCTAAAGCGGCTCCAACAATGTCCAATAACACAATGGCTCGTGCTCCGGATGAAGAAAAGGTTGAAATGGAAGACCTGGAAGATAAAGATCTAGTAAGATTACGTCACTTATCGGGCATTGTTGGACACATGTCTAATCACGTTTAATTCGCCTAGCTGATAACTCAGCATAAGTAATTTATGCGAATAGGTAAATTTTACAGTAAACCAAAACACAATTTCTTTGCTCCAAGTTGGGAGTATTATATTGGAATGGCCACAGCAGATAATCCTGCTTTTGTAGCCGACTTCCGTGATTTCATTTTAGAAAAAGAAAAACAAATAATAGAAGAATTTAAAGGATTGGGCAATGCTGCCGGCACTGATCTTCCTGTCGATTCTTTAACAGCCAAATACAGATTCTATAATATATTTGCTTGGGAAGAACCTATAGCAGTAGCTTTCAAAGAGTTTATTATTGGACAATACAAAGAGTTCCTTAATGAGTTTGGATTAGCCTTACCCATCACGTGGGGACGTTGCTGGGCAAACGTATTACGCGATGGTGAAAGTATAGGCAAACATAATCATGGTTGCGATAGCTACAGTTACCTTAGTGGGCATTTTGTACTGGCCGCAGAAAATACGTGTACATACTACGAAAATCCAGCCGATTTATCATCTCACAGGGAAGAAAATATACCGGGTACTCTTACTTTTTTCCCGTCTTATCTTAGGCATTGGACAGATAAATCCAAAGGTAATAACGAACGTATCACAATAGCATTTGATTTGTTTATTGCGGACGAAGAATTCCGTAAAAAGAACTTCTACGGCTATTTCAGGGAGCAACATGATGCTCCAGAAGTCAGGTTGATATAGTGCTCACTTTAGGATTCCCAGTAGCGAATTGGGCCGTCCAAGGCAGGAGCCGCCTACACCGTTTGGTAACAAGTACCGGTCCTAAGGTGTTAATGTATTTAACCATTCTATTTGACCTTTGAGATAACCTTGTGTATTATAAATATATCACATGGAAATTCTCTTACTTTTAACACTTTTTCAAATCAAGCACTGGTATGCTGATTTCAAAATACAGACCTACATGCAAACCGTTAAAAAGGGCGTATGGTTGGATCCAATCGGCATGACCCATACTAGGGACCACATGCTTGCTTCCTTTGTTATATTATTACTATTTTCATTTATACATCCTATAGCACCGTTAACTATGTTACTTGTAGTATCTTTAGAAGGCATATATCATTACTTGATAGACTACACTAAAGTAAAATATGGTAGTAAAGACAACACCACTCCATTGTACTGGAATCAATTTGGCCTTGATCAATTGGCCCACCAACTATCATACATGGCGGTAGTTTGGTTTATTTGCATTTATAGTTAAGCACCCATTTAATCTAACACAAACTTTGGTAAATACTTGAGTAAAGTACTCAAGGAGCGAACCAATGAGATTATCGATACAAATGCTTGCCGCTACGGTTGTTTTCGTGTGCGCTACAGCAAATGCAGAATTAGTTCAACAATTTAAAAATCCGGCCTTTAGCGGCATTGGCTTCAGTAGCCACGTGCTAACAATCGACAGTATCGAAAAGTCGCGTCGTGATGCTATTGAAGCAGATAAAAAATCTGCTATTGCCAAAGCCGAAGCTGAATTATTAAACACACCGTTGAATAGATTTATGAGTCTGTTCCAAAGTCAAATATATGCTCAACTAGCCACACAGTTAAGCAACAACCTATTCACAAACAAATGTGCGGCTGCTGATGGCTCAGCAATCCCAGGTTGTGTCAATCCAACTACAGGTACTTTTGCCTTGGATGGCAATACAGTTACGTGGGCCAAGGCCAACGACAAGGTCACACTGACAGTGGTAGATGTCAAAGGTAGCAAGACCACTGTTGTAGTTCCAATTGCCAGTTTTAGTTTTTAAGGAGAACACATGAAAGCAATTAAATTATCCTTAATCACACTAGCCATAGTAGCCCTAGCTGGCTGCTCTACGGTACGTCCATGGGGCAGTACTAAGATCAAAGAAGAAGCTACAGTTAGTGAAACAATCAACAAGAGTTTTGCCAATGTACCAAGTCCAGCAGGCCCAGCAGTCACAGTGGCAGTATATGGTTTTAAGGACTTAACAGGACAGCGTAAGCCAAGTTCAACATTGAGCTTGTTTAGCACAGCAGTTACACAGGGTGCTGAAGCATACCTAATGAAGAGTTTACAAGAAGTTGGCAATCGTCAGTGGTTCACAGTTGTTGAACGTGTTGGCCTTGACAACTTGTTAAAAGAGCGTCAGATGATCAAACAGACACGTGAGATCTACGACGGTGCTAATGCCAAAATGTTACCTCCACTACAGATGGCAGGTGTTATTCTAGAAGGCGGCATTATTGATTATAACAGCAATACCTTAACAGGCGGCACAGGTGCTCGGTGGTTGGGTATTGGAACATCTACCGCATACACACAAGACGTGGTTGTTATCAGCTTACGACTAGTCAGTGTACAAACTGGGGAAGTATTAACTACTGTTACAGTAGAAAAGAACTTGCTCAGCACCGCCGATGGCGCAACTGCGTTGAAGTTTTTCAACCAGGCAACCCAGGCATTTGAATTTGATTCAAGCCAAACATTTAACGAGCCAGGTAACTACGCCCTACGTTCAGCAATCGAAACAGCAGTTATTGAGTTAATTAAGAAAGGCGAACGTAGTGGCTTATGGCAATTCAAGGAGAAGTCCAATGAGTTGGTTCAAGCACAAACCAAGACCAAAGACGCAGCCAAAGCTACACCCGCACCACAGCAGTCCGATAGCGGAAAAAGTGTTGAAGGAAGCAAAGCAACGAGTATCTGGGGAAAACTCCAGTTCTGGAAGTAATAATAAAAAGAATAACTGTTGATTTTTTTACAGTAAAAAAATTTACACGTAAAAAAATTAACAGCAGTAGTTTACTTTTAGGAGCATAGTTTTAAATACATGTGAAGGACATTACATAAGTCCGAGGAAAAACAACATGAAACAAATATTATTAGCAATAGCAATACTATCAGTGTTCCCAGTCATGGCACAGACTGCGGTATCAGCACCTAGTGCGCCTGTGATTCCAAATATGGTCACAGTTAGCCCTAACGCAACAGCCGCATTGGCCATTGCCACAACTAACCGCATCTTTATCGATCAAAGCGGT